AATTTTACAAAAAGCAGAGCAAATGATTAACGGCCCACGGGCGCGTGATTATGGTGATGCTTACAACAACCATGAGCGTATTGCAAAAATGTGGACAGTTCTATTGGATAAAGAAATTACCGTACCGCAAGTATACCAGTGCATGATAGCGGTGAAGTTAAGCCGTCTGATTGAAACGCCAGAGCACGAAGACTCCGCTATAGATATATGCGGATACGGCGCCTTGATGGGAGAAAAGTAATGTCCTTACAAATGGCTATGTTTACTCCGAAGTCGGAATGGGTTCCGCCTGCGGAGCTTCCACCGCTTTGGGAAGCAAAAGAAATTGCAATTGACGTTGAAACAAAAGACCCGAACCTTAAAACCTTGGGGCCGGGTTGGTCACGATCTGACGGACAAGTCGTGGGCTATGCTATCGCCACGGCAGATTGGCAAGGGTATATTCCCATTCGGCATTTGGGTGGCGGAAATCTTGACGAACGCATTGTTGATAAGTGGCTCAAAAGGGTTTTTGAATGCGATGCCGATAAGATCATGCACAATGCCCAGTACGATGCGGGTTGGATACGGCGCATGGGTTTTAAAATTAACGGGCGTATTGTCGATACGATGGTCATTGCATCCCTGCTTGACGAGAATAGATTTAGTTACAGTCTCAACGCCCTTGCTTACGATCACCTTAATAAAACCAAGTCGGAAAAGTCGCTTGTTGAAGCTGCCAGAGATTTTGGTGTCGATCCCAAAGCAGAGCTATGGAAACTCCCTGCCATGCACGTTGGTCCCTACGCTGAAACAGATGCGGTGCTTACGTTAGAGTTGTGGACATACTTCAAGACGTTACTGGGTAAAGAAGATCTTTGGCCTATTGCTAACTTGGAACTCGAACTTTTGCCCTGCCTGATTGACATGACTTGGACGGGTGTTCGTGTTGATATGGACGCCGTTGAAAAAACCAGAGTGGCGCTTATTAAAGAAGAAAAAGATGTGTTGTCTGAAATCAAACGTATGACCAACATGGAGGTTGAAATCTGGGCAGCCCAGTCTTTATCCAAAGCGTTTGACAAAATGAGCATAGCTTATCCCAAAACAGAGAAGGGACAACCGTCCTTTACCAAGGGTTTTCTGGGGGAACATGAAGACAAGTTGCCCCGTCTTATTGTGAAAGCCCGCAATCTTAATAAAACCCACGGCACGTTTATTAATACCATTATGCGCCATACAGGGCGGGACGGTCGTATTCATAGTCACATTAATCAAATACGGTCTGACGACGGGGGAACCGTATCGGGTCGTATCTCCATGTCCAATCCCAACCTACAGCAAATACCGGCCCGCGATCCCGTGTTGGGACCTATGATACGGTCGTTGTTTCTACCCGAAGAGGGGGACAAGTGGGCTGCTATAGATTTCTCGCAACAGGAACCACGGATCTTGGTTCATTATGCTCACGCCTACGGTGTAGCCCGTAAAAATCACTTACACGGCGTTGCGGAGTTTGTAGACGGATACAAGAACGATCCAAAGATGGACTTTCATACCATGGTTGCCAAGATGGCAAAGATAGACCGCAAGCAGGCCAAGACAATAAACTTGGGCATGATGTACGGTATGGGCGTTAACAAGCTTTCCGATCAACTGGATATACCCGTTGAGGATGCAAAAGAGTTAGTGCAACAGTATCACTCCCGCGTTCCGTTTGTTAAAATGCTGATGAGCGGTGTAACAAACAGACTGAATGAAAGGGACAGTAGCGGTTCCATACGGTCCATCTTGGGACGCAAATGCCGTTTTAATCTTTGGGAACCCGTTGCTTTTGAAATGAACAAGGCGTTACCCTACCAAGAAGCGGTCAAGGAATACGGGGATACAACCCGTTTGCGCCGTGCTTATGCCTATAAAGCGTTGAACCGTCTGATACAGGCGTCGGCAGCTGATATGACAAAAAGAGCCATGGTTGACATTTATGCAACAGGTAAGGTCCCGCTTATTCAAATTCACGATGAGATAGCCTTATCTGTAAAGGATATGAAAGAGGCAAAAAAGTATTCGACAATCATGGAAAATGCGGTAAACTTAGTTGTACCCAATAAGTGTGATGTTGAGGTCGGCGCTTCTTGGGGACAATCGAAGTAAATCATGTTTAGTCTCTCCCAGAACTAACCCTACTTAATTTAAAGTAGGGTTTTTTCTTGCATTCTTGAATAAAATCGCATATAGTCCCAGAAAATAGTGGAGATTCTTATGGATACAGAGAAATGGAAGAGCGTTTTAGTCCCAAAAGAAATTTATGAACAGATAAAAAAAATGTCTGTCCGTGAAGGTCGAACCATATCGGGACAACTGCGCGTTATGTTTAAGGTTTTTATGGACGTCAACGCGCCGTACAATGACAAAAACAAAAAGTAATGGTACAGCCTAAGTTAGAAAGCCTGTTTGAGTCCATACTCAACGTTTTTGTTGGATTTATTATCTCTGTAATAGCTACATTAATTGTACTTCCCCTGTTTGGTTTTGCTGTTACAGGGGGACAATCTATTGTTATCAGCGCAGTATTTACGGTTTTAAGCATTGCACGTTCTTATTTTTTAAGACGTTTATTTGAAAGATGGAGGTTGCGAAAGATAAATGGGCAAACGATCTAATTTTGAACGCAAGGAGCGGGATTTTTATCCAACGCCGTTAAAGGCCGTCCTGCCTGTTATTCCTTACCTTAATCCAAGTTGCACGTTTATCGAACCCTGCGCAGGGGACGGCTCTCTCATTGATATTCTGGAGGAGCGTGGGTTTGCCTGTACAGGGGCTTGTGATATTGAACCCAGACGAAATGACATTTCCACAAAGAACGCCTTGGATCTAACCGAATCAGATTGCAACGGTCAGTTTATTATAACCAACCCGCCTTGGGAACGGTCTATCCTGCACGAAATGATACCGCATTTCACGGCCATGAGACCAACGTGGCTCCTGTTTGACGCCGACTGGCTCTTTACTTTGCAGTCAGAGCCTTACCTTCATCGTTTAAAGAAGGTCGTGGCTGTGGGCCGTGTTAAATGGATACCCGACAGCAAGTCACAAGGCAAAGACAACGCATCGTGGTACTACTTTGACCAAAGAATAAAGAAAGATATACATTTTGTTAGCTTTTTTGGACGAAAAGACCTAAATAATCCTTGACATTCTTATATAGTCTGATATGAAATAGGTCTCCGTAGTTGAAACCCTGTGCAGTTAAACCTTTCTGCATGGGGTTTTTTATTTATCTATTGACATGATTCATATAATCGCATATATGTGGTTGAATACACGGAGGAAACTATGGCAAAAAAAAGTTCTAAATTTCGTAGTAGTAGATATGGAAATCAGGCCGACGGAAACTTTGGACGAAAGAAAGGTTTTCGGAAAAGAAAAGATATGGACGTTTTTGATGAGGCTATGGCTATGAGTAATACTCTTATTAAAAATCCAGAAACAGGAAACATTGAATTAGATCTTACCGAAAAAGGTATAGCTAATATGAGAAAAGCTCTGGATATAGTTAATAAAAAACAGCCAACCTTTGCCGATGAAATTATGGCAGCCCTATCCGTTCCCGATAAACTCTTGAGTGGTTTTCGTAGTGGGGAAAAACGTGCTTATCAAATTGTAAAAAACATGAAACAAGAGTTTTTTAGAGCAAAGCGGTTTGTTGTTAGGGAAGATTTAAACAAATATGTTTTAGATGGAGCTCTTTCAGTAAATCGTATTGAAAGTGATTTTAAAAACATCGACAGTTATCTGCCTTGTTTTGATAATATGTTTATAGAACCGCAGTCAGAACTGTTTGTAAAGGACGGTGAGGGTATAGAACAAACGGGTGCTTGGATTAAAAGAGATCCGACAAAAGAATTAACTTATATTTTTAAAGTATTTTTTTATACACTGCATAGAAATAAACCAAGGCTTTTAACAAGCGTTTCCTACGTTGATTTTTTATCTAAAGATAAAGAACACCTTATGTTTATTAAACCAAGTAAACATCTTGTAAATATTTCTAACATGGAACTATTAGACTCTTATGCAAAAAATATAAAAGTTTATGAAGACGCTTTAGTTTTTATGACAAATTATGCCTGTCAAATTTGTAAATTAATAAATTACGATTGGATTGTTACGTCTAAACCAGAGCCATCTAAAAATAAAGCAAGACGTAAGACAATCCGCGGGCATAGTATTCCGATAGTCGAACATCAAACCATTGAAATAAACCTACCAAAATATAAAGGTCAGGAACTACGCGGAACGAAACCGTTTACCAGTGATATAGGTACACCAAAACGTGAACACGACGTTCGTGGTCACTTTCGTTGTTATAAACGAACAGGAATGAAAGTGTACGTCAAACCGCACCGACGCGGTAACGAAAAAGTCGGACGCATTTATAATGATTACGTTTTAAAATATAAGGAGGCATGAGGTAACCATGATTTTTACAAAAAGAGACTTTTTTCAGAGACACGCTCCCGACTTTGCTTTTGACAAAGACGAAAATGAATTGCTTGAATTAGGATTAGAGCGTAAATTTATTGTAAAGGTAGGCGAAAACGCTTACAAATACAACAAGGAGAAAGAATGAGAGATTTTAAAAAAGAACAAAGCTCGTTTGAGGAGGGGGTTGAACGCACCCTCGCCTTGGTTAGTGAACTGGATCGCGACGACGTTGATTTCGGGCCGGCGGTCAGCGCCTGCCTGTCCGTTCTTATCTTTGAAGTTCTAAAACATACAAGAGACAAGGACATGGCGTCCGACATTCTTATAACGTTGGTCGAGAGAACGCTCAACCCAGATTGGGTCACCGAAAATAAACCGCAGGCCAAGTCCAAAACAATGCACTAACATGAAGGTCGTTGGAATTCAGCCCCACGAAACGCATCCGTGGCTCCTCAAAAAGCATTACGCCAAGCGCATACCCAACATTATGTATGCCTTCGGGCTTTACGAACACACAGAACTGGTCGGTGTATTAACCTACGGTATGCCCGCCTCGCCTGCTTTATGTAAAGGCGTATGTGGCGTTGAGTATAAAGATAAGGTCTTGGAACTTAATCGCATTGTATTAAAGGATAACAAAAAAAACCAAGCCTCGTTTCTCGTCTCACGGACCTTGAAGCTCCTGCCCAAGCCTCGCGTTGTGGTATCCTACGCCGACACTTCTAAACAACACGTTGGCTACGTTTATCAGGCTACGAATTTTCTCTATACAGGAATGACCGTGGCACGAACCGACGTCGATACAGGAGAAAAACACTCACGGCATTACCATGGGCTTGAC